TTCCTCGCTGGCTATAAGGCGGCTAGTAATCAGCAGTTTAAAGACAACTACAACGACCATAAGTGGAAAGAGGCTCAAGATACGATAGTTAAACTCAAGGAACGGTTAAAACTGTTGTCGTTAGAGTTTAGTTACATCATGGAAACAACCGAGGAAGTAAGGGATTTGTTTGAAGGCTGGAAGAAGGATGACCAGATATTTGAGCATCACAGCAAGGTTGGTCCCTGGGCAGGGTTTTTCCCGGTGAATAAGGGTAAGAAATGAAAACACCTGAAGAGTTGGCAGATGAGTATGCGGATTTGTGGCCGGATATGTGCATAAACGGAGCGAGAAAAGGTTTTCTTGCTGGCTACCGAGCCGCAGCGCCGCAGTGGATTAGCGTTAAGGATCGGTTGCCAGAGGATGGTGATGACTTATCAATTATGTTGGTTTGGCGTGGCATTGAACACGATTACGATACTGTGAGATGGAGATACCAGCAGGGGTGGGATTACGATACTGTGAGATGGAGATACCAGCAGGGGTGGGATTGCGTTATTCAAGATAAAGCAACCATAACTCACTGGATGCCGCTACCTGCTGCACCGAAGGAGGAAGCATGAGCAAGTGGATTAGTGTAGAGGATAGGCTGCCGGAGCTTAGGCAAGAGGTTCTTGTTATAAGAGATGGATGGTATGCCTTGGCTTGCAGGAGAAAAGTAGAGCGGAAACCATTACCACCGCCGCAATTTAACAACGTTGAAATATGGGAGTGGGATTATAAAGTAGAAGAAACATTTGTGCCGGATGGATCGGTCACCCACTGGATGCCGCTACCTAAACCACCGGAGGAATAATGGGCATAGAACATAGAATGAAGGATGAGACTGAAAACACACGGCGTTGTCCGTGGTGCAATCACGTTTCCACCGCCAGCGTCCAAGATGGGTTTGATTTCTACTTCTACTGCCAAAACCCTAACTGTAAGGTAGAGCGCATATACGGCGATAACGCTGTCATGGTTGGCGGTGGGCCGGAGATTAAGCATTATGGATAGTAGCAATCACTGGAAGTGTCCCGAATGTGGCTCACTGTGGGACATTGCTACAAATCTTTGTATCGAGTGCGAAAAAGAGTTCGTTAAGGAGTTATACGAGCTTAGCTGGGAGCAATTCTGGGCTGAATGTAACGAGCTAAAGAATGGATGCTGAGTTACAAGCTAACGAGCAGATCGTATGGTGCCCTCAACCTGGAAGCCAGGAGGCATTAGTAAACTGCCCTATTACGCTTATCGGTTTTGGTGGAGCACGAGGCGGCGGTAAAACCGACGGAGTTTTAGGTAAATTTGCTGTAGATCAAGAAAGGTTTGGCAGTGACTTCAATGCGATATTTTTTCGAAAAGAACTCCCTCAAGCGGATGACCTTATCGAGCGAGCTAAGCAAATCTACTTACCGCTTCAAGCTCACTGGCAGGACCAAAAGAAGCAGTTTACTTTCATTAATGGCGGTCGGTTGCGGTTTCGTCCGTTGGCTAACGACCAAGATGCTGAAAAGTTTCAAGGCCAAAACCTAAGCCATGCAGCCATAGAGGAGGCAGGTAACTACTCTGACCCATCCTGCATATGGAAGCTGTTTGGAGCGTTACGAGGTAAAGGCGGTGGCCAGGTTATACTCACCTTTAACCCAGGCGGCGTAGGTCACGGATGGCTTAAAGAACTGTTTATTAAGCCAGCGCCAAAAGGGATGAAAATCCTACAAAAACAGTTACCTAACGGAAGTAGTTTTGACTACATCTATATTCCAAGTAGGGTACACGATAACCAGATTCTGCTCGCTCGTGACCCTGAGTATATCAACCGATTGCACATGGTAGGCTCTCCGGAGCTTGTTCGTGCATGGCTTGAAGGAGACTTCGAAATCCATGAAGGCAGTTATTTTCCTGAGTTCTCTTCTAAACATATTATTAGTCCTTTCAATATACCTAAACACTGGCCCCGATACATGGGGTACGATTGGGGGTACCGTAGTCCTTTTGCTGCTATATGGGGTGCCGTTAGCTCCGGTCGTGATGATGCTGGAAACGAAGTTCCGTACCAAAAAGGAGCCATCGTCATATACCGAGAAATGTGGGGAAAAGGAGTTGATAACATTGATCAGGCAAATCGAATTGGAGCAATTTCTGTCGGAGAAAATCCATTAGCCTTTGCCGACCCCAGCATATTTAACCACGAGGGCGGTCCAAGCATTGCCGACCAGTTTACCCAGGTGTTCGCCAAATATAAGTTTCCTTCGTTTCGAGCGGCAGACAACGAGCGCATATCGGGCTGGTCACAAATCCGGCAACGACTGGTATCCAATCCCCCGCTGCTCTACATATTTGCCAGTTGCCCATATTTGCTGGAAACACTACCATCTCTGTCAATAGACAAACGTAACCCTGAAGATGCTGATTCGACTGGGAATGACCATGCCTGTTTTAGCGGCGATACCCTTGTTAAAACCAATATAGGCTGGCGAGAAATTAGGCACCTTTGCAAAGGTTCCAGCGTTTACGTTTTATCAAGTGACGGCCAATATCATGAGGCTCGTGGCGCTATTACTCGAACCGACGCCAAAGTTATTACCTTACGCTTTTCGGACAAAACAGAAGTAACTTGCACACCTGACCATCGGTTTATGTTGAGTGATGGCTCTTGGAAAGAAGCTGAAACATTAACTTTGTTCGATTTTATACGCTGTGTTAATAGCAAGCACGACAATGGCAGCGAGACGAAAACGGTTGAATCCATCTCCTATCCCGAAGCCACGCAAGAAGTGTATTGTCTAAATGTGCCAAATACAGGAAATTTTGTGCTATATAATGGGGCAGTCGTAAGTAATTGCGACGCTCTTCGTTATCTTTGCAAAGGCCGCCTCGTAGACGCCAAGTGGGAACAACCAGCAGAGGTCTTTAACAAGGGTAAGATTAAGTTGCAGGCGTATATCGCTCAAATGCGGTCACAACAGAAACGAGCTAAAATATGAGTGTAAAGATTAAGCCTCTCGTCCAAAAGTACAGTCCTCGCTGGTGGAAGGCTCAAATCACTCAATCTGAATCTCGTCGTCGTAAGTTTATTGAAACATCAGAAGAGTCAATCCGTGTTTATAACGCTCAAAAACAAGTAGGGATTCTAAACGATGCTGAGCGACGACTTAATGTTTGGTGGTATTGTATCAATACTTTGCTTCCTGCTTATTACTCTTCTACCCCGAGAGCGGAAGTAAACCTTCGTAAACGTACCGGAGGCATCCCATACGAGCTTGGCAGTGTCATCCTTGAACGAAACACACAGTTCGTCATGGATACGCATTTTGACTTCGATAAGGTTGGTTATAACGCAGCATTACAGTTTTTGCTCACTGGTCAGGGCGTTCTCTGGGCAAGATACGCTGCCAAGTTTGAAACCGTTTTAGAGGAGATGGCGGTAATTAGAGACCCGTCAGGTCAGCTTATTGACGGTAGCGGTCGGCCATACACAGGCGACACAGACATCCTCCAGGCAGGCGAAGGCAACATTCTTATAGCTTCCATCGAGGTGGAAAAAAAGATTAAGGAAAAAGCAGTATTAGACGTTATCCAATACAACGATTACAACTGCTCCGACGCTCGTACTGAGGACGAAATCGAATGGCAGTCCCGCCGTGCGTTCCTTGACCGTGACCAAGCGGAACAACTCTTCGGTCGTGACGTAGCTGACGACCTTATTTATGACTCGTTCCCAGAAGTCATGAAGAAAGACTTGGCTCGTAAAGAGGATAAGTACGAGGGTAAGGCAGAGCTGCACGAGATTTGGTGTGAAGCTACCAACAAGGTGTACTGGCTTCAAAAGACAGGCGAAAAGGCCATCATTGAATCGTCTGAGCCACCTACCAAATTTGAAAGGTTCTATCCTTGCTCAGTAATCAGCCAATCCACTGATCCAGACTCAGTTGTTCCAGTGTCTGACTACGCTCACGTTCGTGATCAGATCCTTGAGGTTGAGCGGCTCACGACTCGTATTCATGCCGTAACTCAGGCCATTCGTACTAACTTCCTTTATGATGCTGCAATGGGTCCAACTGTAGAGCAGTTGTTTGCAGGCGACCTTAAAGGTACTCCAATCATTAACTGGCCGTCCTATAAGGGCCGTGGTGGATTGCAAGCAGGAGTAGAGTTCTACCCAGTCGAGCCATTCGTAAACGCTCTTAACGTTCTTCAGGGCGCTCGTGGAGCCGCATTGCAGCAGCTTTATGAAACCTTGAAAGTATCCGATTTGCTTCGTGGAACCAGCGAGCAGTACAAGTCTGCCACCGCAAACCGGCTGGAAAGCCAATGGTCGTCCCTTGGTTTGGTTGTACGTCAAAATATGTTCAGCAAGTTTATATCGGATGCCATTAGCAATCTTGGCACGATTATTGCGGAGCAGTTTGAGCCAGAAACAATTTTAGAAGTTGGTGATGCAGACGCTCTTATCGAGCCAACAATCTACATCCCACCACCTCCACCAGCACCTCCAATGCCAGAGATGGGACCAGAGGGTATGCCACCAGGTGATACAGGTATGATGCCGCCAATGGCACCACCTCCACCTCCTGCTCCAGATCCGTTGCAACTTATCGACGATATGAAGCAACAGATCATCGGACTGCTTCGTGACAACAAGAAGCGCAGCTACCGAATCCAAATTGCTACTGACAGCATGATTGCTATCGACCAGCAGCAACAGCAAAGAGATGGCGCTATGCTGATCCAGCAAGCAGGCCAGTTCTTCGACCAAATGAGAGGGTTAGTAGACCAGTATCCACCGCTACTGGACTTTAGTATCTCTTTGTTTCAAAACATGATCAAAACCATGAAGGGAGGCAAGGAACTCGATGGTATTTTCACAAAAGCTATGCAGCAAGTTGGAGAAATTGCGAAAGCTAAGGAAGAGGCTGCTAAGCAACCGCCGCCGCCGGACCCTACAACGCTTGAGGTACAAGGGCGTCTCCAAATAGCTCA